TAAACTATATCAGGATATTTTCTCCATTCATCAAGCTTATCCTTTTTACATCTATCCAGAACATAAGGTACATTTCCCATATGTCCCGTTACTTTTATTTCAACAGGATCAAGGTAAGGATCGAGTAAATCTTTGTATTCTCTCTCATCGTCAGTCCAGCCAGTTTCTATAAGATACTGTTCAGCTGCATGACTATATTCACAGACTTCATATATCTCTTTAAAAGTTCTACCTCCTCGTGTCGATTCCTTATTGAATATCTTTTCAGCTTCATTCTTAGCTCTTTGGCGCCACTCATCCGGATTTATTATTTCATCCGTATTGAAGCTCATATTATGTTCAAACGTTTCTGTATGCAAATTCAATAGCCCTATCTGCTTCTACGTCAAGTGGCCTAGTTCCGTATCTGTTAGATGTTTCAGAGTCCAGTTGTTTGATTAAACCAACAATGGTCTGACTGTTAATAGGATAACTTGACTTGATTGCGTTAATTGCAATAGACACCATGATCTTATAGATCATACCATATCTTCCACTGTTGTCTATATGTGCAATGGATTTATATTCAGCGATTAGTTTCTTGTTTACAAAAGGACAGTCGCTGTAACCTGTCCAGTATACGTTAGTATTTTCAGCTTTTTCTTTTCTATGCTGAATAACTTGTTTTTGTAATTCTTCTGGAAGTCGATCAAGAAAGTTAGATGATCTGAGTTTTTCTACGAACGGATGCTTTTCCATTAGTGCTTGAGGATCTAAAAATACGCCAGTGTTATTAGTAAACATAAAGTTGAAAGCGCCAGTGTACGTACCAGGGATATAATACATTCGTGATAGATCTTTAGTTTGTTGGTCATTAATCTGACCGAGTTCGTTGTTGAGGGCGAACCAGAAAGATCTGATGTCATTTGATCCAACTCTTCTTTTAGTTGGAAAGACCAAACGAAACTTTGGATAACTTTCTCTACTGCTAGCAGTACTATAACAAATATAATAGTACTTACCATATAAGTTCCTAAGCTCATTTTCTAAATCACCTTCAATCTTGTGATCATCAACATCGACAGCAGCCCAACCTCCCCAATCAACCACATTTTTGTTGGCCCTAGTTGTATTTGCAACATAAGTAGCCGGTGATATAAGCTGTGCATCTTTTTTACCTCCAAGCTTTCTTTTAGATAGATTGTACAAAAACTCCTCGAACTCATTAAAGTCCGAGAAGTTCATGCGTTTATGAGTTTTATTATCGTATATATTCTTAAAGAATGTCGCTGATATTTCCATGATTATCTTTATGGCTAGGTCCTTGCCACCCCTCAGGTTTCAATAGATCTGGTAGTCCAAATGGATTAGGTCTGCCGGCTTTGACTCCAGGTTCTTTATTCATATTTGCTTTATATATCTCATCCCATGCTTTGTTAGCGTCAACACCGAATACGTCAAGTGTACCAATAGCAAATACGCATAGATCAATCAAACCATCAACCACTTCTTCAGGATTTCCGTCTTCAAATGCTTGTAGTGATTCACTCATTTCTTCTTGACACATGTTTAAACGAAACTGTAAATAAGTTTTCATAAGATCTTTATCATGTTTGTTTTGTTTAAACCATTTGTGTACACCAAATTTTTGATGCATATCTGCAATATCTTTTACCCAATCATTGCTCATTATAAATGTAGCTCCTTCCATTATGTTAGCCCCGGCATTGTGAATAGTGCGTTTACTTTATCAAATTTTCCAATTGGTTTCCTTGCAAACACGCACCACTTAAATGCAAACATTGTTTCTTTTGTCCTACAAAATTCTCTAAAACTTGTCCCTGTAGTATACACATCATCTACTACTAACCAAGGATGATCGCCTTTAGTTGTATATGGTTCTAGTGCATACTGTAGAGGTAATCCTCCTCTTGGAATTCCAACAACTTTACTAAAAGGTTCTAGTTGATAATCCATAATCATTTTTGCTACAGCATCCCACTGTTGACTTGTGATGGCATCACACTCTATTTTCCATTTAAGAGGTAAACCAGCATGACTAGTAAATTCTCCGAGTTGAAACAGATCAATAGTATTTTCTTTCTTTAGTTGAGGCAAGTTATCCCAAAACTCAAGTTGTTCTTCTGTATCAATCATTGCTTTTATATCCTCACCACTAATATTCATTTTTTCTCCTGTGTTACTATTATACCACACCTACTAGCTCATGTACATCTTTTATTTTCCATGCGCGTAAATATTTTAGTGTATCCTTCCAGTCTCTTACTTCAACCGCGGCAGAATCTTTACGAGGTCTAATTGCTTTTGCTAAAGGATAGTCATTACCTCCGGGTTTCATCTTATCACCAAAGAAAAGAATAGGCCCATCAACCTTATTAGCTACCTGAGACTTATCATATCCTTTTGGAATAATGTCAATTCCAGTTTCTCCTGCAACCTGTGCCGTAAGTCCGGGGAACGCTTTATTAAATTCCTCAGCTATCTTTACTCTTTCATTAGTTTCTCTATCCCAACCTACATAAAGTTTTCTTTCACCGACTGTAGCGTTTCTTCCTACAATACTAAAGTTGACCAGTCCGGGTCTATCCTCGATATGGTTTCCAGTTCTGCAACCAAACTTACTTTGTACAAGATGTTTTCCCAACCAGTTTTTAGCTTTTTCTGACATTTTCCATTCAGAGGAATATACTTCTTCACCGTGTCTCCATATACTATTTCCTGAACAATTATAACACGCAATAGCTTTTTCACATATGTCCTGTCCAACTTGTTCTATTGTTTTTATATAGTCAGATCCAGTGACAAGATACGTAGGGTTTATTTCCATAAAGTGTAGAAAGAACTTTTTAAATTCTTTATCCATTGTACCTCTACTAGGCGTAAGCGTACCGTCAACGTCAAATATAAAGCTATGTGTCATACGAAGAAATCCTCCAGTGTATTAGGTTGCATCCAATTGACCGCTTCAAGAATAGGATTGAGTGGATCCATAAAAGTTTTGTCAAATTGTGTTTCATAATCTATGAACTTATGAAGGTTGAATTCTGGAGGTAAGTAGTCTGGAAACGATATTACATTCTCACCTATAGGATTAGGTGTCTTGAGATAACAGAACTTGATCTTATCACCGGAATTTATCATTGTATACTTTTTACTAAGACTATGCTTAAGTACATAGTGATTGTATAATAGAGCACCTCTTACATGAATAGGTGTACCTTTCTTATAGATTAATTTATTATCATGAAACTTATTAATCTTTTGAACTCCTCGAGGAAATGAAACCTGCTCAGGTCCAAGGTTTTTAAATTCATTCTTAAAATTATTTATGAACCTTTCACCTTCTTGTTCTGTGCCTGATACAATAATCTTGAATGATTCCTTGAACTTATTACGAACAACTTCTGGCGTTGAAGACTTGATGGCTTCAATACCCATAATCTTAAGTTTGGGTTCAGCATACTGTACACCTTCAGAGTTGTGTACGTTTAAAATATATCTTTTCTTTGCGGTCCAGATCCCTCGATCTGCAATCACTTCACGACCCATTTCTAATCTTGGAGTAAAGTGATTTGAATACTTATGAAGTCTTTCATATGATTTAGTTATAACCTTTTCAAAGTGCTCCTTACATATTTTATCTAAAGCTTTTACAGGATCTTTAGGTTGTAATTTTTCTACGAGAGGACCGAAGTTAATATACACCGAATCCGTATCAATTGCAATAACGTAGTCTTTGTTATTAGTCTTTAAGACTTTATTGAGCTCTTTGTTGATCTCTTTTTCTGCCCATTTGATAGAAAGCTGACCAGTTATAGTAACACTTTCAGCAAGAGCATTGTCAAAATACTTAAAGTATTTGTTAGCTAACGCACCATAAAGAGAGTTAAGCAAGATCTTAATAGCCATCTGATTATTTTCAAGAGAGTTGATCTCAGCTTCTAGTTGACGAGTCTTTTCTTTCTGATATCTTGACATTGCATCAAGCATTTTTTTCTTTATTTCACTACGCTCAGCATAATACTCGACAATCAATGAAGGAATTATTCCTTGATTAGACTTATAGTACTTAACACCGTTTGCGCACTGAGAATATTTGTCACTTATCTCTATCTTTTCGTTTAAATACTTTTCAACTTTATTATGACATTTGGCCACATATCTTTCTTGATCATGTTCATCTACATACTTGTCAAAAAAATCTGGTTTTGGAATATCATCTCTGACTAAAGTTTCAGGCGATATATTTGCCTGAACAATTATGTTTGGATATAGAGAGTTTAAGTCAAAAGAAACAACCCAATCATGAGCTCCTACTTGAGGAGACTTCACATAACCACCAGCAATTGTAGATGGTTTTACATCTTTAAAATCTTTTGCTGCTCCACTATTACTGCTATTTGTAGAACCTTCTTGTGCACCAATAATTGGATATTGAACTGTTTCTATTTGACTTATTGGTGAAATGATTTTATTTTTTAAGAGTCTTCTATAAATGATTGATTCCCATATAGACGTTGTTCCAAACGTATCACTTATGTTTACGCCGGCTTTGTATGCCATAGTCATGACCAGATTAATTAGACCCATCTTCTCATCAATCCTATCAACAAGTTGAACGTCTTTAATGTTATAGTCAATAAATTTTTGAAAGTCATTTTTATAGAGATTGAAAAGATCACCGTGTTCTTCATAAGATAGCTTACGTTCACCAAGGACTACATAACCTATGTGATCAAGTTTATACGATTCCTGTGCACCATAAGAGTAGCCAAACTTTCGAAAGAGTTCTAGATAGTCTGCCTGTTGAATACCTGAGATCTCAAACCCATAGTTCATTCTACCACCAATAAGTTGGTTTCTTTCATTTATAAGTTTCCAGGGAGAGAGTCTCTTCATAGCTTCTTCACTACCGAGAAGTCTTATACGGTTAACAATATAGGGTATATCAAACCATCGAGTATTCCAGCCTGTAATAATATCAGGATAGTCTTTAACCCAATATCCAAGAAACTTTGCAAGTAGTTCAGATTCATTCTTACACTTGTGATACTGAATTATATTACCATGAAGTTCTATCTGACATTTTTCTGCATCATATTCTCCACAACCCCAGACTTGAAAGACCGAAGACTTACTTGATTTGACAGTGATTGCTGTGATAGGGTGTTCTGCTTTTTCCGGAACAGGAAAGCCATCGTCAGACGC